AGACAGTTTCCTCTGCTTCTTCAATCTCCAACCACGTTTAGCACGACCAGTTCTGACCGGTGTCTTTTCCTTTACCAAGTCAAAGTAGTCCTGGGATATCTGGCGAACGGTTTGATCTAATTCCCTATTGAGATCAGCCGCTACCTTGTTGCCGTTAAATTGGATCGTGACATTCAACATTATAAGTCTGTGCTTGTCAACGCTCCGTCACCCTGGAATGTGATTGATGCTTCAGTCATGCCGTCGAAGTTGGCAGTGATTGAATGACCAGTAATGATCACGTTCCCTGATAGTTTCACACCAGTAGTCTCGCCTGATGGGTAAAGTTCAATAGCCGTAGAACCGTTCGCTCCACCGATGGCATCGAAAAGGCTTGTCTGCCCATCGTTGTCATCTCTGAAGAACACGTCCATAGAGCCAGAGAACTGTTTCAGTCCTGGTAGGTAAGATCTTGATCCCGAACCCATTACAGTTGATTCAATGGTCTGTGTTTCTTGATCAATAGTGAATGATCTAACACTTGCCACCGCCGTTACCGCTGAGCCGTCATCAGAGAACTTAACCACACCAGATTCGCCTGTGTATGTCGCTGTGTTAGTCGCCATTTGTAGTCTCCTCTGTGTTTAGATCTGCCGGACCTGGCTGATCTTGGACCTCTCTGCTCAGTTTGGGACTTTTGGTCCTTCTGGGCTTTAAGGTCGCTTTGGTTGTTGTAGTAGAGGGTTCAAAGGTCCAACCCCCATCCAATCGTGCCGGAACGTCCATTCCACGCACCATTATTGAATTCTTTCCTTTATACATTTTAACACTCATTATAATACTCCTTTTTTGTATCTGTAGATCACATCCACTCTCACAACCACTTCGCCCAGTGGCAGTTCTCTCTCGATCACCTCCACGTTTGAAACTCTGGTTGTCACGTTGTGAATGTTAGTAGCCGCCAATGTGATATCTCTGTCCCTCGACACTTCCAGTGTCTCTTCAACTCGCTCAACTATCTCGTTTCTCAATGTGTCTATCTCCGTGCCCCTCACATAGCATCTCAGTTCATACTGGAGTGTGCCCTGTCTCAGGTCCGTTGATATGTCTTCCCTTATCTCGTTTGATGTCACCACCAATATGGCCGGGAACTGTGTGATCGCCAGTTTCTGCACGTCAAAGAAAACCCTTGACACCTTGCCTGGTGCCGGGTTGGTCATGTTCTCCAACTGTTCTGCGATGTTGATTGCTATCTGTTCTCTCGCTGACATTATCTGATCAACCTACCCTTGTAAAATGATTGTTTCTCACTGTCTGTGTATGTGCCTGAACTATCAAGGTCGTAGTGGACCCCGTCCTTCAATATAAGGTCAAACTCTTCATCGAATTTGTTCTTGTAGAATTTCATCTGTTCCTGGAATGAGTCTCCGTCTGGTTCAAATGTTGAAAGTTTTGGATAGATGTAGTAGGCCAACACGTGATAAACCGCGGCCCTGGTGAACTGGTCTGAGTTCAATCTGCTGGGTGATAGTTTGTCGCTACCTCCAAGCACTGATATGTCGTATCTCGAGAATCCTGTAGTGGGCCACCATCTTACGTTGAGTAGTCTGATGATGTCATCGTATGTCTTTTCGTGTTCTGTTAGGAATTCCTGTATGCCGTATTTCTTTACGTCAGGAACGTATTCCAATAGGTCTGTGTCCGTTGCGAATTGCGCCATTGCTAAAGTCCTTCTTTATGTTCTACAAGGTCCTTCCTTGTGATAAACTTATTTATTGGATCTTTCCAAGGAATTCTTTTTCTGAGATCACAGGCACTGGCACGTCTGGCATCTGATCATTGACCACGAATACCGAATGACGTTCAAACAACCTCTGCATCTTGCTCTTGCCGTGGTTGGTGTATTTCCTGGTGGCACCCTTGCCGTAGATACCATCAAACCTGCTGTGATCCGTCAGCCCCCAATCGCAACCTATGATGTAGATGTCACCGTCATAGTTGAATTCGTTCACCGCCACCCAACAGGCCAGTATGCCCGAGTTGGCACCACTCACGATGTCATTGTTGACCAACCGCCATCCATCCACCCTGGCGTCGGCCCGGGTGTAGTAGAGTGTGGGTGATGATGTGCGTAGTTTAAGGACCACGTCTATGTCGAAGGCACACACGGCGTCCACTGGTCTGATCGTTTCTATGTAATTACAGCCTATCTCAACGTCCTGCCTGGGCAGTGTGCCTGCCAGTGATCGCTGTGATGGACCATTGAACCATATTATCATAGTCGTAAAAAAAGGCCCAGCAAGGGGAAACCAACTGGGCCTTTCTTGAGTCTGGAGAGATCAAATCAATGATTAGTTGATTTGGTTGTCTCCTAACACTTTGATACCGTAAGAGTTGTGAAGAACAGATACACCGTATCTTGAACTTGCAACAACTTCTTCAGCTCTTAAAGAAGCATCTCTCTGAGTCTCGATGTTGATGTTTTGAGCGATAGCGATACCTAATGCATCTCTTGAGAAGATACCGTTGGTAACACCTGTCGCTGAATCTTCAACAACATTTGAACTTTCGAAGATGTCTATGCCTGCGATTCTACCAACATAACCTTCTGACATCGCTTGGTTAACAACCGTTGATGCGTTAGGATTAACGAAAGTGTTCGTTAAAGTTTTCTTAATGTTGTATATACTCTTAGGATTGAAAACACCCATGTATGGTCCTGGAACCGCGTTTGCTTTCAATGTCGCGTATGCTTCGAACAAGTCTTTAACTTCTAACTCGTCACCTGCCGCACCGATTTGAGATGAGAAAGATGAGAACAGGCCAGTTAAAGCTCTGTCGTGTCTTTTCGCGATCGCCTCACCAAATAACTTACCTAGGTCAGCAACAACATTTGACACTGAATGGTTTCTAGCCATGTCAGTCAAAGTAGTCATTATACCTGCTTCAGTTAATGTGATGTTGGCAACACCTGTTGAGATCTCAGTGTTTGATAAGTCCGAGTTCTCACCGGCATCAGCCGCGATTGTTTGCACAGGGTATAGAGGCACTTGTAATACCTTACCTGCGTTTGCTGGAACTGTGAATTGTTTCACAAGACCAGGCATGATTGAAGTCTCTGATGCTACGAACATCGCCTCTTGGACGATGGGTGCTATCAGGTCATTCAAACTTGTAGTAGTTGATTCATTAGCCATTTTGCTAATCTCCTTTTAGTTGTTAATTTAGAAGTCCTAGAATCCTTGCTTCTTACGATGCTCGGCGTAGATCTTCCTGTGTTCTGGATTTGTCATGTCCAGTTTATTAACATCAACTTGGGAAACACCCGTTGTGCCAGTGTTTGATTTAGAACCACCTCCCGGTTGTCCCGCTGAAACGAAGTGTGGATTTGATTGAAGAAATTCTCCTACCAACCCATCTACAGTCAAGGGATCACCATTGTCAGTGTATCTTGTTTGTCCTGTCTTGGGATCAATGACTTCAACCTCACCTGTCTCTGACATCTTGATGTTGTCCCTAACCAGCCTCGCGACCTGTTCTGGATTCACCGCTTTCTTGGTTGATGCGGCATTTATCAATGCACCATCCACCTTGATCTTTGTCAGTTCAGATGTTAGTGTTGAAATCTTGTTGTTGAACTTCTCTGCGTTCTCCTTCAACAGTTTCTCAAACTCTGACTTCTCTTTTGCTTGGGAGATCTTCAATTCCTCCTCCTTCTGCACAAGAGTCTGGTATTTCTCAACGTCCACGCCTTCGAACTTCCTTGCTAGTTTGGCTTCTGCTTTCCTTCTTACTTCAGCCGCCACGGCATCAAGTTCTGCCTGGGTGTAGACTTTCGCGGGTTGATTGTCCGCTGTGTCCTGGATCGTGTTAGAGACTGTTTCAGTTGCCCCAGTGGCAGTTTGAACGTCTGGCGATGTTTGTTCTTGACTCATCGTAGTCCTCCTTTTGTTGTGCGTGGCAGGATATACCACAATGTGTTGATATTTATTAGTAAAACTGATCAAATGAGTCTATAGACCATTTTTCATAGTATCCAGACTGTTTGAGTTTGTGTTGTGCTTGTTTCAGTTTCGCCATATCCTGTATCATTATCAGAGGCAGTTTGCCATAACTGAATGATACACCTTTATGTAGTCCATCGTTGTCTGGGTGGTCATACATTATGGCGTAGTCAGGATTCTGTTTGTGTGCCCGCTTACAGATGTTGGACAACTTGCGTTCCGTTATCTGGTCAGTGAAATATAGGATGACAATGTCCAGACCAAGGCTAACAAAAAGACCGCAACACTGATCAATCTGATCCAGCACATCTGTCTTCGCAGGCGTGATCTGTATCTTGCGATCCTCAAGTGTTCTTTTCGCAAACGGACAGATTGCCGCTCCACTCGCCTTATGAGTTTTAGCAACAACCTGTCTGATCCACTTCTCAATGTCCTTACCTTCGTCTGCCACTGGGTTTTCTTCTGCCAGACTTAGATCCTTTGTTCTTCTTCTTTTTCTTGTCCATCGTGATCCTCCTTAATCCTGTGCTTGGTTGGGAATTTCTCTGGCCTGCCCTCGTTCCTTGATGGTGCATAGAGGTCCAGTAATTCAACTCCCCTGGCGTGAGCCACCCTCTTCAACAACACACAGGCCTTCCTGGCCCTGGTGGCATTGGTCTTGCTGGGGTGTTTCATCAATTTGTCGTAGTGTGTGAAGTAGTCAAGGCACAACTGTTTCATCTGCCTGTGCCTGGCCGTCTCTTCAGGTAATCTGTAGAGTTTCCTAATCATTGGTTGGTTTGAACTGTATCGAGTGCCATGGTGCCGTCAGTCCGTGGCTGTTCTTGTAGATGTCTCCGGTCTGCACCGATTTCGCGGCCATGAATTCCCTGGTGCCATTGCCGTGGCGTTTCTTCTGCACCACCCGACAAGGTCGCCATTCCTGTCCCTTGGCATAGAACTTGGCGTGATGGGTCTTCTGTCCCTTTGATGTCTTTACACCTGCCACTCGAGTCTACCTCCATTAATTGAATATCTTCCTTATAATGCGTTCTATCCATTCGGCCACTCTGTCACAGCCATCAAAGAATTTCTCTAACCATCTGTCCATCATCGCCAACTCCTTATGGCCCAATAGGCCGGACTCAATGACTTCTGTCCTCGAACCTTGGCCAGTATCGCACCGAACCTGGCGAGGAATGATTTCTTTCTTGCTGGTATGTTTTTCTTGATCCGCATGTTGGGATCACCATATCTCACGATGTTGACCGTGCCTGTGGATTTGTTCCTGACATACACCGCGAATTTCTTTGACCGTCCGGGTGTCCTGAATGGTTTATTGAGTGTTACCGTCCTGCCCTGGTATTGTGCCATTTGAGCCTCCAAAATATCTTCCTATCTCAGGATGTAGTTCTAGTATCTCTTCATTTGATAGGCCCTGCTCGATCATCTCCCTCATATGGGTGACCATGTCCGCTGGGTTGGTCATCGGATCGTGCGTGCCATCGTCTGCCAATTGATTCTGCATCTCGTCTAATTCATCTTCGTCTTTGGCCAGTATTTCAATTGTCTTCTGATCAATAATAGATTTAACATTTGGAGTGGCTGTGGCTGAGTCCCTCTGGGCACTCGCCGCCTTGTTGATTATGTCCATGTCCAGGTTCTTGTCTCTGATATGGAATGCCATAGGGTATTTGATCTCTCCGTCCCAGGCCTCGCCTTGCCATAGACCAAACAGTCTGAATATCTGTTCTTCCGCCAATTCTAGGTTCTTGGCCTTCTCACACAGTTTGGCGTCCAGCATCAGGAACTCTGACTGCATCGCAATTCCGGACATCTGGCGCGACTCGATGGCCCTTATGGACCCCATGTGAGCCATCCTGTCGATTGACTTCACTGTCTCTTCCATGGTTTTCAATATGGCTTCTAGATTACCACCATTCGGTTGAAGCAAATACGGTTTGAGTTGGGGATCTAATTCTTCTGGCATGTCTATGATGGCACCCGCTCCCGCCTGTGCTGAAACTGATCTGGTCTTGACCAGACTTGGATGATTGGTCAGTGATATAAGTTGTTCTGCTTCTGAATAACAGTTGCCCAGGAATCTCTGTGCCTGTGCTATTGAATCAATATCTGAAACACCGATGCCCTTGATTGGTCCCCTGTTGGCGTAGGCCCACACCGCTGGAACCTTGCCCAGTAGGTTTGGTCTCGACTCAACGATCTTCATTGGATCCTTGGCATCACTGCCGTTGTAT